CGGTCGTGATGTTTCCCAGATTGATTTAGATATTGCCAATCTAAATAAAAAGTACCAGGATGAAATAACGAAAGTCCAAGCCGATGCACTAGCTAAAAGACTGGCACAGGAAAAAGCTTATTCCGAAGCACAAAGAAAGCTTCAGGAAGAGAATTATCAAAAGACTATTCAGGACCAGGATGAAAACCTAAAGTTCCAAACGTTACAAATTCGTAATCAAAGTAAATCCGCTGAAGAGATTCAAAAGGATGAGTTAAAAGCACAGATTGGAAATTTAGAGGCTAAAAGAATAATCAATGAAGAAAACGGCAGATCTACCCTTGACATTGAACTGGAACTACAGGCTAAGAAAAAACAACTGTATGATTCAGATGTAAAAGACTATACGGCAGCACAGGCAAAGAAAAAACAGGCTACTTTACAAGCGTTGGATTTTGTTTCGTCGATAACGACTGAAGTATTTAATGGACTGGCTCAAAATCAAAGCGCACGCACTCAGGTAGAATTGCAAGAGTCTCAGCAAGCAAGCCAACTGAAGCAACAACAATTACAACAGCAACTTGATCAAGGTTTAATTTCTCAGGAAAAGTATTCGGCTTCATTAAAACTTGTTCAGGCTAAGCAATTGGCTTACGAAAACGGATTAAAGGCAAGGCAAGCGAAAGCAGATAAGCAAGCAGCTTTATTCAATATAGTTATCAATACGGCTGCTTCAATTGCTAAGACATTAGCAACATTAGGCGTTCCGGCTGGTATACCTGCCTCCTTAATCGCTGCTGCTTCAGGTGCTGCTCAATTTGCTATTGTAAATGCACGTCCTGTCCCTAAATACAAAGATGGGGTAATCGATTTAAAAGGCAAAGGAACAGGTACAAGTGATTCTATTGATGCTAAGCTTTCAAAAGGCGAGTCAGTAATGACAGCTAAAGAAACAGGCGATAACTTGGGTCTGCTTTGGGCTATACGAAAAAACAAACTTGACGATTATGTGAACCGTGCTTGGGTTGCTCCAGCCCTTGATAAATATGATCAGGTTAAAAAACAAAAAGAAAAGCGTTACAACAACATGATGAAGCGTGCAGTCTCAGGCAATAAAGAACTTGATACACTTAATTTAGAGCGTGCAATCAAAAGAAATAAAGGTGTAAGAATAGAAAACTGGTCAGATATGCCGGATAAGGGAGGGCGTAAAATTGTTTAGATACACACTTTCGCATAATGTTGAGGGTACATATGTTCTCCCTCATGATCCAAAGGGATGGGAAGATTCGAAGTTTTCAATACTTAGATCTCCTAAATACCACGGCATGAACTATGCACAAATTCTTTCTTTGGCTTTTATTTGTGGTTCAGGTAAAGAATTCATTGATAATATTTATGACAATTACGGAATAGATGAAGAGATAACGATTCTAATTGAAGAGTCTTGTGAGTGTGATGAAATCATAACAAGCAATTCATATAATTCAGATTACAATGGCGACTATGAGCATGGTGGATCAATCATTGATTGTAATTTCGAAGAGGTTTTCACCGGACTTTTAGATTTAAAAGAAATCGTAAAACTTGATGAAGAAACACAAGTACCCTTAATTGAGCAGGGTCTTAACCAAAAGTTTAATTCCCGGGCAGAAACAAAGATTGACCTATTTAAAAATGAAACAATCGGAGGAGGATATTTTACTAATATCAATCAGCCATATGACTTAAATATGCATAGTAAGGCTATTTCATCTTTGGGTAATTATGAATTTATTGATTATGAAGCAGAACAATTTTTTTCTACTACATCATGGGGATTGGTAATTACACAAATTCCTGTAGTAATAGAAAAAGAAGGTTTGTATTTTGGAGATGAAATATTATTTGAAAACACATCATCAGGACCTATTGATGTTAAGTTTAAAATTGATTCTGTAGGAGGATTATTTATACAAAGATTTGGTGCTGGATTTAGGCTAACCCAATTCGGCTTAAAAATGGGTACTGATCCAATCACTTCGGGTTTTACATGGAAATGGGTTCCCGATCAAAACATCTTTTACGATGGATTAGTATTTGTTGATTTTACAGTTTCAAGTGAAATAATAATCGCTGTTCCTGCTGGATTAACAGTGTGGCTGTCCGTTACTGTGGATGCGCCTTTTGGTGAAGACTGGCTGGTGAATTCAGCATTCACAAAACTAACGATTTTAGGCACCTATGTTTCGGTTACTGAACCAAGTGTGGCAAAAGCGCAAAAAGTTTTTGAATCTCTATCAAGAATTTGCCAAGGAATATTAGATATTGCAGATCCGGTTCGAAGTGATTATTACGGACGTATTGGAGCAACACCTTTTTCTAATGATAGTAATGGGTGTGGTTCATTCGCAGCATTCACCTCAACACATATGATCAGGCAATTCCCTGCATATGGAGATAAGACACGAACAATATCAATATCAATGAGTGAGGTATTTGATTCACTTGATGCAATTGATAACATTGGCGTAGGTTTTGAAAAATGGGGAAATGATTATAAATTAAGATGGGAGCGTAAAAACTTCTTCTATCAGGATATTGAAATATTGCATTTACAACACGTTCCTAAAATAAAAATACGCGTTGCTAAGGAATACGCATATAATAATATAAACATAGGCTTTGAAGAGTGGCAAACAAGTTCCGCAAACGGATTGGATGAATATTGTGCTAAATCTCAGTATTCTTTAGGGTTAAAAAGTATTGATCAGCCGTTAGAAAAGATTTCGCCCATACTTGCCTCAGCCTATATTGTCGAGTCTATTCGACGGATGCCTTATTCGGAAACATCAACAACTGATACGGATTTTGATGATAAAAATTTCATTATAGCGTTAAATAGATCCACTGATTCGGAAGGCGTTCCTAATGCTTTGAATATTGCTGAGAAAAATGAAAACTTTATTTCTGTAGAGAATGTATTAAGTCCTGAAACAACATATAATTTAAGGTACACAACAAGTAAAAATCTGTTAAGAAATGTTCCAAGTATTTCACCTATAATAACAAAATATTCAGGTAGAAATATTAAATTTACAGAAGGGCAAGGTAATAAATTTATCATTACTCAAGATGCTATTAATTGTCCATCTTATTACAATGGTCAAAAGCTAGCAGGAAATCAGGATGTTGCTTGGGATGATAAGGTGGAAGAGCCTTTATTTGTTGCTGAGTATTTAGAATTCGAATACCCTATTTCAAGGTCTCAATTCATGCTTATTAAAAATGCTTTTAATAAGCATGACGCCCCTGCTCACAATGGGTATATTACAGTTTCAAACGAAGAAGAAACTATAAAAGGTTTCTTAATGGAATTAAATTACTCTCAAAAGGATGGATTGACAACATTCAAATTAATTAGAAAGTATGATTGAGTTTATAGATAATCAAACAATTTCATTTAAGCCTGTTTCTGAAATAGACTCAGATTGTGGTTGCAAAGGACAACCATATTGCCAGCCCGTTCGATTTACTGATGAAACGCAATTTCAGATTAAAGGCAATATTGTAAACTCGGACCCTTCTTTTAAGGACGAATATATAGGATGGGAAACATGGGAGTCTTTAGAATTGTCTTACACAAGCGACAATATAACCGCTGAGGGCGCATGTGATGGAACAGCAGAACTAACAGCAAGTCTAGGAAGTGGGACGGGATACACATACTCTTTTGCCGGTGGTCCATTTAGTGCTACAAATAGTTTTACCGGACTTTGCAAAGGAACATATTTGGCACTGGCTAAAGATTCGGACGGACATTATGCGAGCGTGTATGTTGTTATTGAATATTTTGACTGTTCAACACTGGGAGATATGGCTAATGATATAATTGCATTATCTGCAAGTGAAATTAAAAACTGCTTTGCTAACGACTTAACATAAAAATTATGGCTTTATTAGAAGAAATAGACTACTCTCCAGGTGGAGATTTAAATCAACAGGTTTTCGATAAATTAAACCAGCTTATACAAACCGTTAACTCCATATTGGGTGGAAAATCTGAAAATGACGGAATTAGAAAATCTTCTGCAAATGATTTTGATTTTGAAATATTCAAAACGGGTGGAATAAATTGGTTTGTGGTTCCTATCGGTGCTTGGAATATGGATACTACAGAAAGCGTTTCTATTCCTTATTCTTTTAGTATAGATTCTGATAAAATAGTTTTTTGCTCAGCAATGATAAGAAGTGATTCAGCGGCAATAACACTACCAATCAATACGTCCAATTCAGATAATACCTTAGCTGGTAAAATAGTTATGGATAATAGTAATGCTAGATTTGACATCAGCAGAACACCCTCAGGTTTATTTGACAATAATAACCAGTACGATAATACTGGATTCAATAGAGGTTACATTATTTTAGCCGTTCTAAAATAATGTGGAGTTATTCAACAAATGGTGCATGTTATACGGGCGCATCTGGTGAGGCTATAGGTCAAACCGGAATACTAACACCCGGGATAGAATATCTTTTCTCTATCGAAGTGTTTGGCATGTCTAATGGTCAGTTAAGAGTTGATTCATTCGGCATACCTGAGTATATTATAGAAAACGGATTATATCAATTCTCAGGAGTTGCAACCATTCCAGATCTATCCTTTACGGCTCTTGACTATGGTGGAGTAGCATTTAATGGTTGCATAAGATTCATTTATGCAATTGAAATGCCTGAAATAAAAATATACACATCTTGCGATCAGTTGGTATATGATGCGAAAGCGGATATTATGACCGTTTACAAGTCAAATATAAAAGTTGATTTGCCTTGGGATTTTCCTGATAATACCTATTACGTAGAAATTAACGATAGTATTTTGCAGTATAAGTCTGAGTGCTTCCGTGTTGGAGATCATAAGTGCACGCTTCTTTTGTCCTGGACAAATAACGATAACGGATTTGGACTTGATTATGAAATATTAGAACAAATCAATTCGTCACGAGTTGATGGAAAGTTGTGGCATGTTAAGCCGGATTCAGAAAAGACCTTCTTCAAGTATTCCAATGGAGAGGAATCTTTGATTTATTCAGAGACAAATTTAAATCAGGACTTAACAATTAAAGCACTTCCTGAGTATTTGGTCAAGGCTTTAGGAGTTGGGACCGCTCACGATATGTTTAAAATTGATGGTGAACAGTATATTGTGCCTGAAAATATTGAAACAAGCTGGAGAAAATCGAGCCAAACAACATCTGTTTTAATGACAGTTCGCAAAAAAACAAACAATCTAATTAATAGGAATTGTAAATAATTTCCTATATTCGCATACGTGGTTATCAGTGGCTTCCCAAGCCTAAAATGGCAGTTGCAAATTTTCTCTGAGCAAAAATGAGAATAAATTTAAAAAGCAATTATCATCATGTCATACGTAGACTGTACACCCGAAGATCTACCAGCATATGAAGCAAATCTCTGTTACTACCCTAAAGGCGGTATCAGTAAATCATTTGTCTTAAAAACTGGATATACAACCACAGACTTTTCAAATCCAAGCCAAGTACAAGCTGATATTACAGCAGGAAGAATGCGTATTATGGGTGGACTTAAAGGTAATTTGCCGGAGCCTTCAGTAGTTGAAGGTGAAAACCCTATTGCTTGTGGTTCAGAAACTATTGTTGATGGATACGACTATACCTTTGAAGTTAAAGACTTCAATGTCAATGAAGGAAATGATGAATTCTACAGAAAATTAAACCAATCTGAATTCAGTGGATTTGGTTTCTATCTATGTGAACAAAACGCAGTTCGTGTAATTGAAAAGGGTGTTACATTTAACGCTCGTTTAGTGATTCCAGAATCAAATAAGGAGAAGCAACACTATCTTGTAACCGCAAAATGGAGTCAAGATGTAGCCGAT